CGGGCGCGCTTTAGATATTCCACTTGATGAGGTTGCGCATATCAAGGAGATGTATAGCGCCTATAAAGATACAATTGAATCAACCGGAAAAAGAATTAAAGAAATCGAAGATATGATTCATTTCGATGAGATTAAACAGGCAGATAAAGAATCAGAATATTATGGCTTACGTCGTGATTATGAAAATAAGATAACTGAGCATGATAAGGCTATAAAACATATGAATGATTTGAAAGATAATCAGTACAGGAAATTGTTCTATTATTTTGATGGAATTAATGGCACTCCGGTTTCTCAGTCAATTCATCCGGCAGGCATTGTAGTTTCTCCGGTAACACTTCCAGACAACTATGGTACGTTTTGGAATGATGGAAAACGTATTATGTGTATTAATATGGAAGAAATTCATGATGGTGCCGGTCTTGTTAAATACGATTTACTTGGCCTAAAGAATCTGGAAATTATTCGAAAGTGCTATGAATATGCCGGACTTCCATATCCAAAATCACATCAGATTAACTGGAATGATAAGAAGGTATGGAATGATATTGTTCTTTGTCCTGCTGGCGTATTTCAGTTCGAATCGCCATACGCATATGAAATGCTTAAGAATTATGGCCCACAATGTATCAACGATTTATCAATGATAAATGCGTCACTAAGACCATCCGGGGCTTCATATCGAGATAGGCTGCTAGCAGGTGAGACAAATAAAAATCCATCACCACTTATTGATGAATTGCTGAAAGATAATAGAGGATTTCTTATTTTTCAGGAGGACACCATTAAGTTTCTTCAAAATATATGCGGGTTAAGTGGGTCTGCTGCTGATAACGTTCGACGAGCAATCGGACGTAAACAGATGGATCGACTGCAGAAAGCTTTGCCTGATATTTTGAATGGGTATTGTAAAATGTCTTCTCAGCCAAGAGAAATAGCAGAGAAGGAAGCAAGGGCGTTCTTACAGATTATTGAGGATAGTGCAAATTATCAATTTGGGTATAATCATTCAACAGGCTATTCTATGATCGGTTATATGTGTGCATTCTGTAGGTATTATTATCCAGAAGAATTTATCGCTGCATATCTAAACTGTGCAAACAATACAGACGATATTCTGATGGGGACTGAATTGGCGAAGATAAAGAATATTGAGATTAAGAATATCAAATTCAGAAAATCCGGAGCTGAATATACCGTAGATAAAGCGAATCATGCATTATATAAGGGTATTGCATCAATTAAATTCTGTAATGCTCAAATAGCAGATGATCTTCTTGAACTGGCAACGAATCAATATAACAATTTTACAGAAGTTCTGGCAGATGTAAATACAAAAACATCTGTGAATTCCAGACAGTTAACGATTCTTATTGGATTAAATTATTTCGAGGAGTTTGGGAAAAATCAGTATTTGATGCAAGTATCCGAGATCTACGACAAATATGCTTTATGTAAGATTATCAGTAAAAAAAAGATGGAAAGTCTTGGCTTGACAGAGTATCTGATGAAGAAATATGCCGGGAAAGAGACTGCTTCTCAATATAGGGATTTGGATAATACAGGGCTTATAGCTGAGTTATCTAGTCGTTTAGAAAATAAAGCAATGTCTGTCATTGATCAGGTAAAATTCGAAAAGGAATATCTTCAGTATGTTGTATATGTAAATCCAAAAGTAAATCAATGTTTTTACGTCGTGACAGATTATAAAACTTTCAAGGAAGTCAGAAAACCATATTGTGTATTACATAATATTAAAACCGGAGAGGATGTAAAAGCAAGAGTAACCAGTATAAAAGTATATCAGGATAATCCATTTGGTGAATTTTCTATTTTGAAAGTTCCACACTTTACAAAGAAAAAGAAGAAAAAATGTGTGAATGGAACATGGCAGGAAACAGATGAACTTGAAAATATACTTGATGAATATGAAGTAATTAAATAGGTGTGAATATGAGTAAAAAAGAAGTGAAATTTAATTGTAAAATCGTAAAGTGCATGTATAATTCAGAGGATTATAAAATTTATGCTACAGACGTAGATAAAAAAGAGTTCCCTAATATTAAGCATAATAAATATGATAATGTTACTATTTATGGAAATGTACATAATTTAGTAGTTTCACAGTCGTATGAAATTACGGCTGTGGAACAGCTCGATAAATATGGTTTTGGGTATGATATTGTAAATGTGAGAATGGATAAGCCTAAAACTGAAGAAGAAGTTTATATGTTCTTAAGAGAAATTTTAACTGAGAACCAGGCAGGAGTACTTTGGCAGCATTATCCAGATATTATTGATATTGTGTTAAGAGGAGAAGCTGATACTGTTGATCTTGATAAATTAAAAGGTATCGGAGAAAAAACATTTGAAACTATTAAAACAAAAATAGTTGAGAATTATTGTATCTATGATTTAGTAATTGAATTTGGTGGAATTCTCACAATGTCAATGTTAAAGAAATTATATGATGAATTTAAATCAATCCCTAAAATGAAACAAGAATTGAGAAAACAACCATATAAATCTTTGACAAAAATATCTGGTGTAGGTTTTATTAAGGCAGATAGTATTCTTTTAGAATTGCAGAGACTTGGCAAGATCAATTTTCCGTTTGAATTAAAATCATCTGCGCAAAGATGTGCAGCATGTATGGAATATTATTTGGAAGAGAATCAAAAAGAGGGAAATACTAAAATGGATCTCCGCGATCTCAGAAAACAGGTTGTAAGACTTGTTCCTGCTTGTTCATCACATTATGTTGAATGTTTAAAGGATCCAGATATTTATTATAACAAAGATACTTTTGAAGTATCTTTAAAAGCCACACATGATACTGAAACTGCTATAGCTGCTATATTATTTGTAGCAAACTTAAAACCTAAAATATGGGATTTTGACTGGAAGAGTTATCAGACGTCGGGAGAGTATCATTTAACTGACGAACAAACCAGTGCATTGGAATGTATATGTAACAATAATATTATGATACTGAATGGTTTTGCAGGATCAGGTAAAAGTGCCACTTCCGCAATGATCATTAAAATGTTGGAGGATAACAATATTTCATATACTTTAATGGCTCCAACAGGACGCGCTGCAAAAGTGTTGAGTGATTATACCGGTAAGCCAGCGGCTACAATTCATCGTGGCTTAGGTTATATGCCGAAGAATAGGTGGGGATATGATAGTGAATGCAAACTCCCATTTGATGTTGTTCTTGTAGATGAATTCTCTATGACAGATATATTTCTGTTCTTACATTTGTGTGACGCAATTGATTTTAGCAGAACGAAACTTATTGTTGTAGGTGATTCAGCGCAGCTTCCATCTGTTGGACCGGGAAATCTACTTTATGATGTGATCAATTCATTTGTTATACCTACAGTGACTTTGAATCAAATTTTCAGGTATGCTGAGGGTGGGTTAATGAAAGTTGCTACTGATGTTAGAAATATGAAACCATATTTATATGATTTGAGTAATGGTATGGTAAAATTTGGCAAGGATTATACTTTTATTAATGCTAATAATGAACAAGCAGTAAAATGTGCAATTGGATTATATCAGAAGCTTCTTTCTCAATATGTTCCTGAAGATATTCTTGTTCTATCTGCTTTCAATAAAGGTGATTGTGGTACTATTGCAATTAATAATGCAGTCCAGAAAATTGCTAATCCAAACTATGGATCAGAAAAATGTATCAAATCTGGAGATACGACATATTACGTTGGTGATATAGTAATTCAGATCAAAAATAATTATGAAGCAGAAGTGGATATAGGGGATATGAATATAGAAAATGCTTCTCAAAATGATGAACCTTCTATAAATAACACATTTATTCCTAATGGTATGTTAGGAAAGATTATTGATATTTATGACGAAATTATTCCATATACAAATGAACATAAGACAGGCGCTATTATTGATTTTGATGGTGTCAGAGTAAAATATGAAAAATCAGAAATGTCAATGTTGCTGCTTGGATATGCAATTTCTATTCATAAAAGCCAAGGAGGAAGTGCTAAAGTGACGATTACACTTACACCATCTTGTCATGCTTATATGATGAATTCTAATTTATTATATGTGGCATTAACACGTACAAAAGAAAAATGTTTTCATATTGGAGATAAAGACACTGTAAACAGATCCATTAAAAAGAAAGAGAATTTTAAGAGGAACACTTTTTTATTAGATATATTAAAGAAGCTAAAAATTAAATTAAACAAAAAGGAGAACAAATGAAGTCAGAATTATTTAAGAACGAATTAAAAACAATTACTTCAGATGATATTCGTGATTTTGCAAAAGTTGTTTTGGACGATGCCCCAGACTATTTTTTCAAAGTTGCGGCAAGTTCTACAGGTAAATATCACCCGGCATACGCGCTGGGTGATGGAGGTTTAATGCGCCATACTAAAGCAGTATTAAGGATTTACAACTATATCATCGGATTAGAACAGTACCAGAATCAGTTTGATGAGAGATGGATAGATCTTGGACGTGTTGCTTGTTTGGCACATGATATTCAAAAGTCTGGTACTGCAGAAACATATGAAGAAAAGGCAAAGGATGGAAAAAAGGTGTTTACTGTATTTAATCATCCGTTGTTGGCAGCAGAATATATTCGTAATTATAAAGGATTATATCTCGAAGATGATGAACTTGAGATTATTGCTGATGCTGTTTCGTCTCATATGGGACAATGGAACACAAGTGATAGAGAAAGTATTGTCTTACCAAAGCCAAAATCACAGTTAGGGAAAATTGTACATGTAGCAGATTATTTGGCTTCCAGAAAAGACATTGATATTTCTTTTAAAGATGATACTGATGCATATGATTTACCGGATATTGAGACATACAAATGTCCATACAAAAAGCATAAGGATGAATTACTGACAGATGTTGCAAAGACAGATCCTGAGTATCTGGAGTGGCTACATGAAAATGTTAATATGAGAGAACCTATGAAAACATTCGTAAATGAACTTTTAAAAAATAAAACAAATTAAATTAACTATTACTATTGACATCAGAAACCTATAGTGCTATTATAATGGCACAGGGAAAACAAATTAAATTAACTCAAGGAGATATGTAGACATGAAAGTGACCCTTACAGAAATGCACTCAATAAGAGATGCAATCAGAACAATGTACATGAGCAAAAGAACATGGAATGGAGAGATAGAGCAGCAACTCAAAGAAATGGTAGATCATTGCACAGATCGTTATGGGAGGCCATTAGATCTGCCAGAGGATGATGAATTAAAAATTAAATTCGACAAAGAAGTAGCAAAACTTCTTAAATGGGGACAAAAGCATATCACAATGCTGCGATTTGAAGATATTTCAGTTGTTGTAGAAGGTCTTCATAGAGGAGCAACCGACGATCTTGACTCACACGCAAAGAGAATGGATAACAGAATTATTCGTAGCAGTACAAGGCTTGCAGATTACCATGAAGGAGAAGTTTCTGAATGGTACGAAGATAAAATTATTACATGGGATGAAGTATTAAAATATCTTGGTACGAAAATTCCTGGTGAGATTAGTTATTATGGTGATACTTATGTAAGGTCAAATAATGGTTTCATCAAAAAAGGATTAGAAAATAATAAAGATGTAAAACGTGGTTTATATCCACTGGCAATTCCCATGAATTTTACTTTCAAAATAAATATTACTGAATTAGCGCATATTTATGTTGAGAGAGGATCAAAAGATGGTGGCGCTCATGGAACAGCTGCTCCGGAGCTTCAGATCATGATTGAAGATTTAATTAATCAGATTGAGTCTTGGTATCCGGGAATTAATAGAGAATTACTTTTAAAGATTGCGAGCAATAATGTATGAATGTATATTTTGCAAACGGAACTAATATTATAGTTGGATGCGATAATGAAAAAGATAGTTATTATTTTTGCCAGAAAGATGGTAATGAGTGCTGCAAGAAAGATACTTGCAAAAGATTTCTTGATTCAGATGGCAATGTAAGCACAAGACTTTTTAAGATTATGTGTAATGATGAAAATCATCACATCTTATATATACCGGAAAGGAATGAAACAAATAATGCATAAAAAGTTAGTATTTTTATTTATTGGAAGAACCGCTTCTGGTAAATCATCGCTTGCAAGATATATATGCGAGACATTAGGACTTCGACAGGTAAAAAGCATTACAACAAGACTGCCGCGCAAAGATGAAATAACAGGATATGAAGATCATTACTTTGTATCTGAGAGTGAATTCGATGAAATTAAATTTAAAGAAGGCTTTGTAGCGTATACTGAAATCAACGGAATTAAATATGGCACTACATATAATGAAATTGTGAATTCCGATATTTATGTAATTGATCCGAACGGAGCAAAGTATTTGAAAGAACATTGCAAAGATGAATTTAAATTTATCGAGATTTATTTTTCTTCCCCATTTGAATTAGCAAAAGACAGGTTCCTTAAAAGAGATGGATCAGAAGAAGAATTTTACTCCAGATATAACAGTGAAGATGAACAATTCACTAAATATGAAGAAGCTGAAGGGTATGACCACTTATTTGTGAATGATATGAGCTTTTCGAAAGCTGCAGAAGCATTATGTGACTTACTTAAGAGTGAAATGGAAAAGGAGAAATCGTTATGAATGTAGTTAAAAAGGATTTAACAGTTGAACCTTTTAACGATCAGAAAATTGTTGATGCTGTAAATAAGTCAGCATCACGAGTAATGGTCGAGTTAACAAATGATGATTATAAAAGAATCATAGATCTTGTTTGGGACGAGCTTATTGCTGATGATATAGATGAAAATACCACATGTACAGTAGAAGAATTACATAATGCAGTAGAATCCGCATTGGATGAATTTAATCCAAAGATTGCAAAATCTTATAAAGATTATCGTAATTATAAGAAAGAATTTGTTCATATGATGGATGACGTTTTCACCAAGAGTCAGGCTATCCGCTATATTGGTGATAAGAGTAATGCCAATACAGACAGTGCGCTTGTAGCTACAAAGCGAAGCCTGATCTTTAATGAACTGAACAAAAACTTGTATAGAAAATTCTTCATGACAAGAGATGAATTACAGGCATGCAAGGACGGATATATTTATATTCATGACCAGTCTGCCAGACTTGATACTATTAACTGTTGCTTATTTAGAGTTGGAGAAGTTATGAAAGGCGGCTTCGAAATGGGAAATGTCTGGTATAACGAACCAAATTCTCTTGATACTGCGTTTGATGTTATGGGTGATATTATCCTAAGCACTGCTGCACAGCAGTATGGCGGATTCACAGTACCGGAAGTAGACAAGATTTTGGAACCATATGCAGAAAAAAGTTATCAGAAATATTATAAAGAATTTTTTGAAGTTTTTGATTCCGATATTGATGGTGTTTATGTTGATGCTTTTTCAACATCAGAACATTTGATTGAAGAAAAAGCTTGTGAATATGCAACAAATAAAGTAAAACGTGATTTTGAACAGGGCTGGCAGGGAATTGAATATAAGTTAAATACTGTAGGATCATCAAGAGGTGATTATCCATTTGTAACAATGACATTCGGTCTCTCAACCACAAAATTTGGTAAAATGGCTTCTATCACATTCTTAAATGTTCATAAAGAAGGCCAAGGTAAGGCCGGTAATAAAAAACCTGTGTTATTCCCCAAATTGGTATTTTTATATGATGAGAATTTACATGGACCAGGAAAGGTTAATGAAGATGTATTTAATGCAGGTATTGAATGTAGTATGAAAACAATGTATCCAGACTGGTTATCTCTAACAGGTGAAGGATATGTACCAAGTATGTACAAAAAATATGGTACGGTTGTTAGTCCAATGGGGTGTCGCGCATTCTTAAGTCCTTGGTATGAAAAAGGTGGGATAGAACCGGAGGATGAGAACGATAAAGCAATTTTTGAAGGACGTTTCAATCTTGGTGTTGTAAGCCTTCATCTTCCAATGATTTTGGCAAAAGCGCAGCGTGAAAGTAGAGATTTCTATGAAGTATTGGATTATTATCTTGAGATGATTAGAAATATTCATAAACGTACATACGATTACATTGGTGAAATGAAAGCAAGTACAAATCCTCTTGCATATTGCGAGGGTGGCTTCCTTAATGGTTATTTAAAACCAGATGAAAAAATACGTTCAATTCTTAAACCTATGACTTTATCATTTGGAATTACTGCTTTGAATGAATTGCAGGAACTTTATAATAAGAAGTCATTAGTTGAGGATGGTAAGTTTGCTGTAGATGTAATGAAATACATTAATAAAAAGATTACTCAATTTAAACATGAGGACGGATTATTATATGCGATTTATGGAACTCCAGCCGAGAGCCTTTGCGGGCTTCAGGTAGAACAATTCCGTAAAATGTATGGAATTGTGCCGGGAGTTTCAGACAGAGAATATGTGAGCAACAGTTTCCACTGTGGAGTGTGGGAAGATATTACACCGATTCAGAAGCAGGATTTAGAAAATAGATTCTGGGATCTGTTTAATGGAGGCAAAATTCAATATGTTCGGTATCCAATCAATTATAATCGTGAGGCCGTAGTTACTTTAATCAGAAGAGCAATGAAGATGGGATATTACGAAGGTGTCAATTTGGCGTTATCTTATTGTGAACATTGTGGCCATGAAGAATTAAATATGGATATGTGTCCTAAATGTGGCAGCGAAGACATTACAAAGATAGATCGCATGAACGGATATATTGGTTATACTCGTGTTCACGGTGATACAAGATATAATAAAGCGAAAATGACTGAAATTGCAGAAAGGAGATCGATGTAATATAACAAAAGATTTTCGAGAATATATTGGACGAGAATATACTACTAACGAAGGATATAAAATTACCATTTTAGATTATATTGGAAGACATGAAATTTTAATAAAATTTAATGATAATCCAGATGTCACTATTTGGACAACTTTACAAAATATCAAAAATGGTCAGATAAAAAATCCATATAAAAGGTCTGTATATAATATAGGATATTATGGAGTTGGTAATTATACCGCTAGAAATAATAATATAAAAACAGAAGAATATATCAAATGGATTAGCATGTTTGTTCGTTGTTATGATGATAAATATCATGAAAGACAACCCTCATATATAGGATGTACTGTAGCAGAACCATTTCAAAATTTTCAAATTTTTGCTGAATGGTATAACCATAATATATATGAATGTAATTATCCATTAGAACTTGATAAAGATTTCTTATATGAAGGTAATAAAATATATTCGCCTGCAACGTGCTGTTTTCTACCTAAAGAAATAAATACTGCAATTAATTATAAAAGACATGATGTTGAATATATGCAAAAATTATATTTGAAATATAAAATGGAATTACCTTATAGACTACGCATGGAATTATATTATGTTTCTCATCCTAAAGAAATTAAGAAAGCGAGTTAAAATGTAATGAATTATCACGATATTAAACACGATGACATGAACAATGGGCCAGGATTAAGGGTTACACTTTTTGTTTCCGGCTGCGATCATTATTGTAATGGTTGCCAAAATCCGGAAACATGGAGCACTAAATCTGGGATTCCATTTGATGATACAGCAATAGAAGAGATTTTTGAACAGCTTAATAATGATTATATCTCTGGGATTACTTTTTCCGGCGGAGATCCGCTAAATGCAAACAACAGAGTTGAAGTTTGTAGTTTAATTCATCAGATTCGATTGAAATATGGTAAAAGTAAATCTATTTGGATTTATACCGGATATACTTGGGAGGAAATTGTAAATACTTTAACACCCGTATTATTAGGAGTCGATGTTCTTATTGATGGTATGTTTGACAAAGATCTTGCAGATGTAAATTATCATTGGGCTGGATCGACTAATCAAAGAGTAATTGATGTACAGAGATCGCTTGAAGAGAAAAAGGTTATTCTGTATAAAGATAATATTGGCAATGATTGATAAGCTATTAAAGCTTTGATATAAAAATTTAATTAAACAAAATACAGAGAAAAAGGAGAACTAAAAACATGGCAGAAATTACAATGAAATCAACAAAGGCAGAAATTATGGAAGCGTATAAGGCAGCAGTGGAGAAACTTGATACAAGAGACAGAATGATTGATGATCCTGCAAAAGAAGCAGCAAAAGCTAAAAAGGTAGAAGTTATCGAATCTGCAGATAAAACAGCTAAAGAAGATATTTTTAATCCAGAGATTATTAAGAAATACAATGATCTTACACAAGCTATTGAAATTAAACAGTTTGAGTTAGATGAATTATATGGCATTGAGACAAAAGCAAATGCTATGGCAGCCATGATTAATGCTTATAAAGAGAAAAATGAAGAGTTAAAAGAGGCTCAGGCAGCGAAAGAAGCAGAGATTGAAGCTGAATTAGGAGAGAAAAAAGACACACTGAGAGCTGAAATTGAGTCGCTGAAGCAGCAGAAACAGGAAATTATTGATTCTATCAATGCAGAAGCTAAAGCAAGAGAAAATGAAATTAAATTAACTCATAGTCGTGAGGAAGATGAATACACCTATAATCTGAAACGCAGTCGTAAAGCTGAAAATGATAAATGGGAAGATGAGAAAGCTGCTAGAGAAAAGATTTTGGAACTTAGAGAAACAGCGGCTCTTGAGAAAGAAACAGAACTGAATGCAAAAGCTGATCATGTAAAGGAATTAGAAGCAAAAGTAGAAGAGATTCCGACATTGATTGCAGCAGCAACAGAGGAAGGTATTAAAAAAGGTAAAGCCGATGCTGATAAATCAAATGCTTTTGAAGTTAGAGCACTTAAGAAAGATGCTGAATATCAGAAACAGCTTCTGGAAGATAAAAATGAAAGACTTGCAGAGGATCTGGCTAATGCGAGAGCAGAAAAAGTTGAATTACAGCAGAAACTTGACGATGCATATGCTCAGATGAGAGAACTTGCTGCTAAGACTGTAGAATCTACCGGTGGAGTTAAAATTCTGAACGGACAGACTCAGCAGAATAATAAATGATAATTTAATTATACGGTATGCGTGAGAAAACGCATACCGTAGCAAGGAGAATTATATGAATCCGGTATTTATATTTTTGGTATTAGTTGGAGCAGTAATTTTATGGTTTCTATTATCTGCACTGTTTTATCCATTTGGGAGATTCTTACATAGAATCTGGAAAGATGCAGCAGATGAAATAAATAGAGAAGATCAAAACAAGGAGAAAAAAGATTAATGAAAAAAGGATTTTTAGGTAGTATTGGATTAGCAGTGATTATTGTAGCAGGATTAATTTGTGTAGCAAAGTGTACGGTAAGAGTACCTGCCGGTTACGTGGCGGTACAATATGAGATGAATGGAGGAATTTCTGATGATACGCTTACTCAGGGATGGCATTTAGTTTCTCCAACGATCAAAACATCTTTATATTCAGTGGGTATCGAGCAGTCATATCTTACATCTGAAGATAAGGGTGATTCTCCAAAGGATGAAAGCTTTAAAACTCCTACTGCAGATGGTAAGCAACTTCTTGTAGATCTTGAGTTTTCATATAAATTTGATCAGGAACATGTTGCTGATGTATTTACAAGATTTAAAGGTCAGTCCGGAGAAAGTGTAAAAAATACTTTCATTAAACCTAAAATGAAAGCATGGACACAGGAAGTGACTGCTAAGTATCCAGTAACAGATGTATTTGGTGATAAACGTCAAGAACTGAACGAGGCTCTTGACACATATCTGAAAAAGAAATTTGAGCCATATGGAATTATCATTGACACTGTAAACTTTACTTCAATTTCTACAGATGATGAAACTCAAGCAGCTATTCAGAAGAAAGTAAATGCACAGCAGGAACTGGAACTTGCAAATATTGAAGCCAAGACTGCAAAAGTACAGGCAGATAAAGATAAAGAAGTTGCTCTTATTGCAGCTGAACAGGATAAAGAGAAAGCTGCTATTGAAGCTGAACAGGCAAAAATCACTGCGGAAGGTAAGGCGGAAGCTACAAAAATTAAAGCGGATGCTGAAGCAGAAGCAAATAAAAAGATCGCTGAGTCACTTACTCCAGAACTTATTGAGAAACAGAAGATTGATAAGTGGAATGGTGATGTGCCGAAGGTACAAGGTGGAAATGCTGCAACAATTGTTGATGCAGGTGATTTAACATCAGGAACAGCAAGTGTAAAAGGAGAATAATATGGGGGGGGAATGTTACTTATTATTATGTCATTATTGGCATTAGCTTTCAGTTGGATCGTAACATGTGGAATTATAAAATTAATCACATTATGTTTCGGGGTCGCTTTCAGCTGGTTGATTGCTACAGGAATTTGGCTTGTAATCTTATTACTGAAATCAGTATTTGGGAAATAAACTATGATTAGATGGAAAATAGAAAAATTTATTGTTGGCGATTATGTAAAATTAACCAATCTCCCTCAAGGTTACGAACGCCTTGAGGGAACTGAGGGAATCATCACGAACATTAATTGCGAATTATATACAGTACATAATTCTGATTCTATGATTTTTGAAGTAGAAAAACAATATTTGACGCATTTATATAAATCAGAAGAGGAGAATGGACAAATGGCAAAATTAACAGGATATTATGCAGTAGCAGTAATTGAAGAAGTAACTTGTTGTTGTAAGAAAGACTATTATTATGCAGTCTTTGACGATGGCAATACATATAAAGCCGGAGACCAGGTTTTAGTAAGTGGTTGTAACAAAGATGTTCTGACAATTAAAGAAATTTTAACTGTGTCGGAAGCAGAAGTAAAATGCGCCAAGAATATTACTGCAGAAATTATCTGTAGAGTTGATACATCTGCATATGACCAGCGTGTTGAAAATAGAAAGAAAGCTGAGAAGCTTAAAAAAGATATGGATGCAGTTATTAAGCAGATGGATGTAACAAAGAAATATGAAATGTATGCGGCTGAGAATCCGGAACTGGCGACCTTGCTTGATCAGTATAAAGAGTTAACAAAATAATGATTAAAACGATATTAAAAAATATTGTGTGTTTCATTATCAGTGGGATATGCATGAGCATTGTTCTGAATAATGTTGTTCCGGGTGGTTATTGGCCTTCTGCAATATCATTATTTATTTTAAGTGTTAACTACTTCATTTGGGGATCACGGACATGATTTGGGTAACTGGAGATACGCATGGGGATTGGATCCATAGAGTTAATATAGATTCTTTTCCCGAACAGCGTGAGATGTCGAAGGACGATTATGTGATAATTCTTGGAGATTTTGGGATATGGAGAGATTCACCGCAGCAAAGGTGGTACCTGAATTGGCTTGAAGAGAAACATTTCACAACACTCTTTATTGACGGAAATCATGAGAATTACGATATATTAGATTCTTATCCGGTAGAAGAATGGCATGGTGGTAAGGTGCATTTTATTAAACCATCGATAATTCATCTTATGAGAGGACAGGTATTTGATATAGACGGATTAAAATTCTTTACCTTTGGAGGAGCTTCAAGTCATGATATTTCAGATGGAGTATTAGAGATTGACGATCCAAGAGTAAAAGAATGGAGGGATGATCCGGATAAAATGTACCGAATCAATCATATTTCATGGTGGGAACGAGAAATGCCAAATCAAGAAGAGATGGATGAGGGTATAAAGAATCTGGCAGAACATGATAATAAAGTAGATTTTATCCTGACACATTGTACAGCTTCTTCTACAGCAGCATTATTATCACATGGATTATATAAGCCAGATAAGTTAACTAATTATTTTGAAGAAATAAGGTGCAATGTTGATTATAAGCGTTGGTTGTGTGGACATTACCACGACAATAAAGCAATAACAATAAAAGATATAGTTCTATATGAACAGATTGTGAGGATCGCATAATGATAGATATGTCAGAACTTACAGAAAGTGTTAAGGGATACATTGAAGGATTGCAAGATGTATTACAAAGAAAATATCAAATTTCAGAAGATAAGGCTTTAAATATGATTACTTCTTCTTATATTATGGATTCTCTTATAGATTACCCAGAGGAGACGTTACATGATGACATTGAAGCACATGCAGATAATATATATGAAGACCAAGTATCAAAAACAGAACGGTTATTGTTAGAGGCCGGATACGAGGGAACGATATTCTTTACAAATCCATCTTATGAAGATGCGTTTCTTGGTATTTCTTCTGATGATAGAGCAATATATGATTACGAAAAAATGGTTGAATCTTTAGTTAACCATGAGGATATGACAGAAGATGAGGCTAGAGAATTTATAGATTACAATGCGACGTTCTATATTGAAGGTGGACCAATTATTTTGTATAGACTGGAGGAATAGTAATGCCGGAACGTAACAGAGGGTATTTGAGAAAGCAAAGACTACGAAATATTGAACGTAGAAAAAAATTAATAAGTCAACGAGAACTTATGTATCATGGATATAAAACTTTGAACGATCCTGATTTTAAAGAGGGGATGTTACATAAAGGACACAGTGGACGACTTGGCATGGGTGGAACTGCAGTAAAAACTAATACTCGTAAAGGACATGCTTCATATCGACATAAAGGTGCTTATGGTCCGGCAGATAATTATTCAAGACATGATAAGCAGCAAGTTGAAGATGGATCACAGCAAATTAAAGAATGGGAGAACGAAGATGGAAAAAGAGAAAAAGAAAGTTTTGATTGTGATTGATGTACAGAATGATTTTGTAACCGGTTCACTTGGTACGCCGGAAGCTCAGGCTATTATTCCGAATGTAAAAGAGAAATTTGATGAATATAAGAATAATAAGAACTATGTAATTCTTACAAAGGATACTCATCATTCAGATTACGCAGATACTTCAGAGGGCAGAAAACTTCCTGAACATTGTATGTATGGTACTAAAGGTTGGGAAATTGTTGATGAACTTGATTATAAAAATCTCGATAGTTTTATGGTATGTTGTAAATCTACTTTTGGATTTGATGACTGGGATTGGGAAGAAACATTTGATATCGCAGATGATTCTTCTTTATTAGATATTGAAATTATTGGCATATGCACAGATATCTGTGTTATTACGAACGCTCTTTTGATTAAAACTTATTATCCAGAGGCAAAAATCACAGTTGATGCATCATGCTGCGCAGGATCAACACCGGAAAAGCATAAAGCGGCTCTTGATGTAATGGAAAGCTGCCAGATTAATGTAATCAATAGAAATTAAATTAAACAATGGAGGAAATTAAAATGATGAATAATTTTATGAATGGAATGTTTGGGAAAATTGGTAGTGGAATGTGTAAGTTATCCATGAGCGGTAATATTGCAGTAAAAACTTCCAATGGATATAAGAGCTACAATGTTAAATCCGGAAAGCTCACAAACTGCGGCAATTTTGTATTTCCTGGAGTAGATGAGAACTTCTTCTTCGTCATTCCAACAAATAAGGTGGCTAAAGGAGATATTATTCTTGTAAATGGAAGACCCAAATGCGTTATTGAAGCAGATAAAACAAAAATTACTGTAATCAATTATGAGGATTCTACAGTTGAAACAATTCTGCCGGAGCGCCATGTATTTATGGGAAATACTTATTTCTATGGAAAGATTGTATCGATGTTCGGAAGTAATCTTGGAAAAGACAAGAACAGTGCAAACAAAATCTTCAAATACATGATGATGACTCAGATGATGAATGAAGCGGCCGGTACCGGAACTGGAACAGACAGTAATCCAATGAGTGCTATGATGCCATTTATGATGATGAATGGTGGTATGGGTGATGTATTTGACGGTATGTTTGATTTTGGCATGGATGATACAGACACAGAAGATAGTGAAGATGATGTAGAGGAGGATGAATAATTATGGGATGTGGAAGTTGGGATACTAAAAGTTTTGTAAGTTATTCAACTGCAAGAGGATATGATACTGATTCACGAGGAGTAGTTACAGGAAGCTATTCTAACCAGGAAATGTTTAAAGCAAAAAATATTGATGCAGCACTCGATCCTAAAGGTGTTATTAGAGAATGTTGTGATAATGAAGAGCATCCGAATACTTTACCGGTTATTTTGGCTTTAGATGTCACCGGATCTATGGGACAGACCGCAGTAGAAATTGCAAAAAGACTTAATGAAATCATGACAAAATTATATGGTCAGATTAAAGACGTAGAATTTATGATTATGGGTATTGGAGATTTGGCTTACGATACTTATCCAATTCAGGCATCACAGTTTGAATCCGATATTAGAATTGCAGAACAGCTTGATAAAATTTACTTTGAATTTGGCGGCGGAGGTAATTGGTTTGAATCATACACTGCTGCTTGGTATTTCGGATCTCGTCATACTAAACTTGATTGTTGGAATAGAGGTAAAAAAGGTGTAATTATTACTATTGGAGATGAACGTCTTAATCCGTACTTACCAGTATCAGGACGACGCTCTGGATTAGGAATTACAACTGGCGATACGCTTCAAGCCGATGTAGAAACTAAAGATTTATATATGGAAACATCTGAGAAATTTGATATTTATCACATTAATGTAAATCATCGTGATGGATATGACCAGAGAGGAATAGTTGAGTCTTTTTCAGAGTATCTTGATGATAATCATTTTAGGACCATTAATCGTCTTGATGATATTGCAGATGAAATTGTAAAGATTGTAGTTGCGGCTGCAGAAAATAATGAACCTGTAGTAGTCTCATCCACTGTAATTTCTGCAGAGACAGATGAATCAGGAGCTATCATTTGGTAAGGAGAACTTATGAAAGATATAAAAATTGTCATCGGGACAAACTTTGGTGACGAGGGTAAGGGCAAATTAACAGATTATTATACTAAAAATGCAAATAACTGTATCGTTTTGTGTTCAAATGGCGGCGCTCAGAGAGGACATACAGTATTAAAATCAGACGGAACCCGGCATGTCTTTCATCATTTCGGCTCTGGAACATTAAACGGAGCAGATACTTATTTACCGGAGGATTTTATTTTAAATCCTCTGGTATTTAAGGAAGAATGGGAAGAGTTAAAGAAATTAGGATGGAAACCTCATGTGTATATTCATGAAAAATGCATGATTACAAATCCTCTTGATATGATGGCAAATCAAATTATTGAACGAAGTCGTGGTAACAATAAACACGGAAGCTGTGGAATGGGGATTTATAATACAATTCAACGCTATAAAAAACATATTAATTCATATTCATTGTCATGGGCATACTATATGAATATGTTTAAGCGCATGGAGATTACATTATCTGAACAGGAAGAAGAATTATTTCATCCAGTAAAAAATCCTGGGCTTCGAGATCATTACTATGAAGATTTTGATTTTATGATGTCACATGTACATGTTGTAAATAATGATCAATTACTTAATGGATACGATACCATAGTATTTGAAAATGGGCAGGGGCTTCTTTTGGATCAAAATAATATTGAATATTATCCGCATCTTACTCCATCTAACACTGGTATTAAAAATCCTGCAAGAATTATAAAGTCTGTAAATTGGACTGATGAGATTAATATAGAAGCTTGTTATGTGACACGTACATATATGACTAGACATGGAGCCGGTGAATTCCCAACTGAGTGTAATAAGGAAGAAATTAATCCTGACGTAAAAGATTTAACTAATGTTCCAAATCCGCATCAGGATACTTTAAGATATGGGAAGTTAAATGTGGAAGAATTACATGAAAGATGTCAAGCAGACATAAAAACTGCAGGACTCCCGTGCCAGAAAACCTTAGCTATAACGCATATGAATGAATGTGGAAAGATAGCTTTATCTGTTCGTGATACATTTAAAGACGATTGGGAAGTAAAATATTTTTATTTTGAGGTGAACTAAATGATTAAATTAAACGGCGTAGAAATCAAACTTGATAAATATCCGGATGGAACATTCTTATTTAAGGATATTCCTCCTATTGGAGGATGGTGCAGAGATAATATTGAATGGTTCTTTGAATCAATGGAAGAGTTAACAGCAGTTGAATATATTACTAGATATTGTTGGGATCATAGAGTAGTGCCTAATTTATATATGCCTTATATCCCAGATGCACGTATGGATCGAGTCAAGCATGAGAACGAATTATTTACTTTAAAATATTTTGCTCAGACTATTAATTCATTACATTTTGGAAAAGTAGAAGTTTTAGATCCGCATTCTGATGTATCTGCCGCATTATTTAATAAAGTACATGTAGAATCCCCGAATCGAATGATTGAGGATGCTGTTAAGAAGATTGCGAGTAATAACCTTATGATGTTTTATCCGGATGCGGGATCCATGAAGCGATATTCTTCAGCAGTACATCTTCCATATGCTTTCGGTATTAAGAATAGAGATTGGGAGACCGGAGAGATTAAAGGTTTAGATTTATCTGGTGAAATTGATCAATTACCAGGTAAAGACATTCTTATTGTAGATGACATTTGCAGCAGAGGTGGTACTTTTTATTATAGTGCTAAAAAGCTGAAAGAGGCCGGTGTAGGTAAGATTTATCTTTATATTACTCATTGTGAGAATACTATTTATGAAGGAGAACTTCTGAAAAATAATGGATTGATTGAGAAGATTTATACGACAGATACGATTCTGACAAATCTGGAAAGTCCTAAGATTGAACTTGTTGAGAGGTTGAGATAATGAATATTGCATATAAAATATTTATATTATTTACAATGATTTTCTGCCACATTGTAGATGATTATTATTTACAAGGATGGTTGGCATCTGCAAAACAAAAATCATGGTGGGAAAAGAATGCACCAGGAAAATTATATAAATATGATTATTTAGCAGCGTTGTTTATGCATAGCTTTAGTTGGTCATTTATGATTATGTTACCACCAACAATTGCGCTTATGATTATTGGCGGTAAATGGAATCCTTTATTATTGGTTATGAATTTATTGATACATATGTTAGTAGATGATATGAAAGCCAATAAAAAGAAAATTAATTTAATTCAAGATCAGATAACTCATATGTTTCAGATTGCTTTTACTTGGGGCTGTTTGATAGGAAAGTTATAAGGGAGATAAAAATATGAAACCGATTATTAGTCCTTGGTTGATTTATTTTGCTAGTAGAGCAGATAATTTAACAACATTTTTTGGAATGATCGCAGGAATATGCGGAGTTATTGCTATGTGTGCTTTATTTGCTGGATTAACCGGATATAACGAACCATTTAAGTTTAGAAAAACTATTAGCAAATTAATTATCGGATGTGTTGTAATGACTATCATTACAATCATGACACCTAATACAGAAACAATATATACGATGGCAGTTGTAAATGAAATCACACCAGATAATATTCAAACAATTGGCAAAACTGGTAAAGATGTAGTTGATTATATCACAGATCAGATTGATAAAATTGTAAATGACAAAGAGGAGGATAAAAAATAATGGATACCTTAGCAATTCTGTTAAGCGATACTTACAAACAAGTACACCACAATATGTTTCCGAGAGGATTGACGAAGTTAGTCTCTTATTGGACTCCGAGAAGATCAATGTTAAAGGAGCAGGATCATATGGTTTTCTTCGGACTGCAGGCTTTTATTAAAGAATATCTTATTACATATTTTAAAAGAGATTTCTTTAAATTAAGCACTGATGAAGTTCAAGAACTTTATACAATTAGTATGGACATTCAGTTAGGAGAAGGAAATTACGATATTTCTCCAATCCTTAAACTTCACGAATTAGGGTATCTTCCGATTCAGATCCGTGCATTACCGGAAGGTACATTAGTGCCTATGGGAGTGCCATGCATTGAAATCACGAATACACATCCAGATTTTGCATGGGTTGTGCAGTGGATTGAGTGTATTCTGCAGGTTGAGCTTTGGAAGCCGTGTGCTCATGCAACAATTGGACATATGTACAGAGAACTGGCAAATTTCTACTATAAAAAGACCTGCGACGACATTTTAAGACCTGAAATGGCCTGCTCAGACTTTGGAATGCGTGGAATGTCCTGTATGGAAGAAGCAGAGAGATGCTCCGTTGCTTGGCTATTATCCTTTGATAAGACAAGTACGATCCCGGCAATTGATTATTTGGACAAATATTATTTCAATGACTGTAGCGTGAGTCATATTGGAATTGGTGCGATTTCTACCGAACATGCGGTCATGGCTTCAAATTATGCTGTGGACGGAGACGAAATTACATTTGTGAAAAGACTACTTACAGAATTATATCCGAATGCATCTTTCAGCATGGTATCTGATACATATGATTACTGGAACATGATTGACAATATTCTTCCAGCTTGCAAAAAAGAAATTATGCAGCACAATGGTAAGCTCTTGGTTCGTCCGGATTCTGGTGATATGGTAGAGATTTCAGTTAAGACTATCAAAAAACTCTGGAATACATTTGAAGGATCAGTAAATAGCAAAGGTTACAAAGTACTGGACCCTCATATTGGAATTATCTATGGTGATGGCTGTACTCTTAACAATGTAAAAAAGGTATGGGAAGAACTTGAGAAGAAAGGATTCGCTGCAAACAACATTGTATTTGGAGTTGGGGCTTTTTGTTTCTCGGCAGTTGTAGAACCTGATGGACGTATGGTCGTTGTAACCAGAGATATGTTCGGCATTGCTATGAAAGCTACATTTGGAGAAGTTAACGGACAACCGATTATGATTTACAAAGATCCCAAAACCGATACGAGTCATTTGAAAAAATCTCATAAGGGGTGTTGTTGTATATATTACGATGACAATGGAGAATTACAGTGTGAAGACGGATATGATAGTATATTTGGTAATGGAACATTAAGAACTGTATTTGTAGATGGGGAAGCTTGCAATAAAGAAACATTTGAAGACATTAGAGAAAGATTAAACGGAGGAAACAAAAAAACAAAGATAAGTAAAATTACAGATTATTTATTAAAAGATGATGTGATTGTAGTAATGGATGTAGATGGAGTACTTGCCCCGTATGAGTTCTCTGAATTAAGTCACAGTATGACTGACGATGAATGGGACAAACTTGTAGCTTCAGGTGAGAGTCCGTATAAAGATGTGCGTCCGATTAAATTAATGCAAAAGTTTATTCAAAAGAAAGGTATTGATAAAGTATATACTTGTTCAAAGAGTCCTTCTAGTGAGATCCCCGGCAAAAGAGCTTTTATCAAAAACAACTATAATCTTCCGGATGATAATATCTATTTTACTTTAGAAAAGACAGAAAAACTTACTGTGCTTCAGACGCTGCAACAAAAGCTTGGGCTTAAGCCATCTCAGATTGCAATTGTAGAGGATACAGTAAAAACTTTGGATTATATTCGTGCACATAGTGATTTTGTAACTGTACACGTTTCATCATTTATGGAGTAAAGAGGAGTAAAGAGAATGAATTTACAAAGTATTAGTAGATATATAAGTCTTATATTAAGACATAAGCCTGAAGTTATTGGTATTACTATAGATGAATATGGTTGGGCGAATGTAGAAGAACTGATTCAGGGTATTGAGAAGAGTAATCCAGAATTTAATATGGAAGCTTTAGAAGAAATTGTCAAAACAGATAATAAGCAGAGATATTCTTTTAATGATGATAAGACTTTGATCAGAGCGAATCAGGGACATTCAATTCAAGTAGACGTAGAATTAATAGAAAAAGAACCTCCATGTATTCTTTATCATGGAACTGGTGAGAAATATATAGCGTCTATCGATCAAAATGGATTGATTCCTAAAAGTCGTTTATATGTTCATTTGTCAAAAGATGTTGAAACCGCCAAAGCTGTCGGCAAGAGACATGGTAAAGAAGTTGTTTATTCTATCAATAGTGAACAGATGTACAAAGATGGATACAAATTTTACTTATCTAAAAATGGAGTTTGGCTGACTAAAAGGGTTCCAGTGAAATATGTAATGAAGGAGGTATAAAAATGAGTAGTACATATTTTACGGATTCAGTTTCAGATCTTTGTCAGGGGATTATTGATAAAGTAGATACTTATGAAAAACGAATTAAATATTTAGAAGAAGAAAATAAAAAGCTCAAAGATGAGCATTATAAAGATTCTGAAATGCAGAGAATGGAAGCAGAA